TGACGCTGAAGTTGCTCAGCTTCTTGCGTCAAGAGGCATGACCGCAAGTAACGACCCTAACAGCACTTACCAGCAGACTATGCGCACCGTTGGGCACGCGGCTCGCTACCTAAACATAGACAACGTTACTTCAGCAGCCTCTGTAGAAAGGCTGACTTCAGGTCAAGGCGCTGGAGCCATGTTGAAAAACTTTGGTATTTATACTGCTGATTTGGCTACGGGCAAAGAAAAGACTCAAGGGCAGATTTTTGAAGAACTAGCGCAACGCCTTACTGCGGGTCGTCGTGGAGCAACTGTAGAACAAACGCAAGCGTCTATTCGTCGCGGTGCGTTGGGTGCGACTATCAACTCATTCTTCGAGGGTGACGAAGCCGGCGCACAGATGTTTAAGCAGTACATGGTTGACCGTGCTGGTGGCAAGTCCATGGACTTGTCAAATGAAGGCGCAATGACATCACTATACGGGGGTATGTTCGGAGGTGGTCAATACGGAACCAACCGCAACCCTTTGAACGCTCAACTAACCCAAGTATCCGCACAAACAGAAGCCCTTGGAATGGCCCAAGATGAATACACCAAGGGTATTGAAGGGGCTACTGAAATGCTTGTTGGACTGGCTAAAGCTGCTGGTGGTGTGGCGTCTGTTATGGGAATGCCAAGCGCCATGATTCAAAACATGATGGGAAACCGTCAAGTTCAAGGCATGGTGTCTGGTGCTACCGCCGTAACAGACTACGCAAGCAAAGGTATTGCTGGAATTTTAGAAGCGGTCATTGGTGGAGAATACGATACTCTTTGGGGTGCTGGTGTAAGCACCGCTACTGTAGGCATGATTGCGGGCGGTATGGCTGTAGGAGCCGCCCCCGCTTTAGGAAGTTTGGCTGCTCAGGCCCTGTTGGGTATTGGAAGTAAATTAACCCCAACTGGAAGTGGACGAGGTAACGGAGGCAACACTCGTGCCAACGGTACTGGAGGAACATCTACAGGCACCACAATCCCACAGTTTAGTGACCCAACCACTACTCGTCAACTAAACTCTGGTGGCGGTTATTTGGCTGGTACACACAACGGGTACGATTTCCGTGCGTCAATTGGTCAGGCTGTTTTTGCGGCTTACAATGGAAAAGTTGTAGCGTCTACAGATAGCAACGGGGGTGCAGGAAACCACATCATTATTAATCACGGTAACATTGGTGGAAAAATAGTGTACACGCACTACTACCACTTAAATAAACGACTAGTTGGTCCAGAAGCAGAAGTTACTGCTGGTCAGAGAATCGGTTTATCTGGAGACAGCGGTTCTGGAATTACTGGGGCTCACCTTCACTTTGCTGTTTCTGAAAATGGGGTGTACAACTACGTTAACCCAGGTAAGTACGTCACAGGTATCGGTGGTGGAGGAGTTTATGCTAACTCAGGTAAAACTGTTCCAAATGCGTCAGGTTCAGGGCAGTCTAGACCGTCTGGAAGCAACTCAACCAGCGGAGCGAGCGCAGGGCAATCAGGAAGCACTACTGGATGGGGTGCGGAAAACGAAGCAATAGTTTCTAACGCTACTTCTCTTCTCGGTCAAGCTACCCCTAATGCTCAAACCCAAAGCATGATAAACGCATTGACTGGATTGTCTTCTGGAAATCCAGACAGTATTAGAGCCGCAATAAGCAGTTTGAGTGCGGGCATGGGAGTAAACCTAAGCGCAGGAAACTACACTGGGGCGTACACCTCTGCCCTGGGTGCAAACGTAGGCACAAGTACCGCCGCTGCTTTAGTTGGTAGACAAACTGCGTCAACTGGTTCTAGAACGGTGAACGTCAACTTGACTTTGCCTAATGCAAGTGCCAGCGAAGCAGAAAGATTTGCAATTTTGGTTAAGCAGTACCTAGAAGACGACACTCTACAGAGCAACACGGCAGGACGATAACTATGGTTTTTTATTCAAACCTAAGAGTCGAAGATAGCTCTCAAAGTTATCGGGACTTAACTATTGCTAATAACGCTGCAAAAGCAGACTCTCAAAAAATAATAGTAACAGAAGAAACAATTAGAAAAGAACTTGCATCTATTGAGAGCCAAATTACTGCCAAAGAAAAAGTCATTAATACTTTAATGCTTAATCCAACAACTTTAGCGGCCGCTTTAGCTGCTGCAACAGCCGAGCGTGATGCGTTACTTGTTAAGAAAAATAACGCTACTTCTCAGCTAATCAGGTTTAGAGTGGCAGAAGCCAACGCTGCTAAAGAAACTGCAATGGTTAATCGGTCTGTTGCTAGTACCCCTGGGGTAAACAGTGCTGTAACTAGCTCTATGATTGGTGCTCAAACTGCTACCTTGGGATTCTTAAATCCAAAAGGTTCATTAGAACTTCAGTACAACGCCAGTACTGTTAGAGAGTCGTACCTAAGTTCTTCTCCAGCGTTTACTTCACGTTTTCGTATTTCAGGCAATTCGCCTCGAGCAGTCAAAGAAGCCACGGATTTATGGCAAACACAAACCGGAGCACACAAGGGCATGATTGTTACTTCTGCCGCTACAGTACAAGCGTGGAATTCTGGCTCACAGAAACCTACAAGTGCAAATCAAGGTGACAACCACAACTACGGGTTCCAGTTTATGTACAATCCTGGAAGTGTGAGCATGTCGTACTACACTTCGCCAAACATTGACGTAACACTGATGACTTCTGGTCAAGACTTGTTTAATTTGTCTGGAGTCTCTAACAGTCAAGGAACCATTACTTTCCAAGTAATTATTAACCGTATCTTTGACATGCAATACTTTAATCGATTTGGGATACCACGTCCTGACGCAGCGTCAGCCTATTCTAAACCCCCTCAGACCAGTCAAGAGTGGCGCGAATTGTACGAAAAAGGCACAATGTACGACATTGAGTTCTTACTACGCACACTTATGGGAACAACTATGTCGTCGTATCTTCGAGGCATTAACACCGCTGACATGGGATGGCTACCGGCTATTCCTGTAGAACTGCATTTAGGTAAGAGCCTCCGCTATTTAGGTACAGTCAACGATGTTCAGCTTAACCACACAATTTTTGATGAACGTATGGTTCCTTTGTTTACTACTTGCCAAATTTCGTTTGCTCGACTCCCCGACTATCCAGCCACGGAAGGAATGCTTATCCAATGATTTACTCCGACAGTCGATACGCTACTGGAACCCTAATTAAAGCCCAAGACTCTCGTACGGGAAATTACCGCCTTGGTGTGTTTCGCAAGTTTCCTAGCAGAGCCACAGAGTTTTTTCAGTATGTTTGGGTTGAAGGCGACCGAATTGACCGAGTAGCAAACACGCTGCTGGGGTCTCCCGCGTTTTGGTGGAAAATTATGGATTCAAATCCAGAAATTGGAGACCCTACCAACATTCAAGTAGGAACTGTACTGAGGATTCCACGTGGTTGATGACTCCGTAAAATTTAGAAAAGGAACGTCTTTTATTGTAGACTTTCCTACTTTGCCATCGCTGACTGTTCAACCACGTCGAGTAGACCTAATTGAAGGACAGCGGTTGCACGACATTCTAAAGATAGAATACTCTGCAGAAAGCCCTTTGTGGTTTGAAACCATTCGCACGGGAGTTCCTGTAAAGTTTAGCTGGCAACAGGACACTCTAGGTAGGGCGTTTATTGGGTATGTGTCTAACATTTCAAAAATTGATGCACCTCAACGACAGACCTCTATGGTAATTACTTGCGTGGGAGCAACCTACCCTCTAAAAGAACGCGCTACTCGTGTGTTTAAAAACATAACTATTCCACAAGCCGTCAAACAAATTGTTGAAGGATTTGACTTTAATTTTGTTACTGAGGAGCATCCCCAAGTATTTGACCAGCTAATTATTCCTGGAAATTCTTACTGGGAATGGATTCAAGAACAAGCAAAGCGCATTGGTTACGGAGTAGTAGTTGACCGAATGAACTTTATCTTCAAGCCTCTTGACCGATTAATTGACATGCACTTTACTAACGCCCCTGTGTTAAGTATTGGAAACAAAACGGTTCCATTTAATACTCAATTTTTAGATAGAACATTGGATTACTTTAAAGTAATTAGCGGAGATAACGTAGAAGACAGCTACGAGTACCGTGCAGTTAAAAATGTAGGCGGTGTTGACCCTTTTACTGGGAAGCCGTTTATAGCAAATCAGAGCCCAGAGGACGTGGGAAGAAACCTTAGAGACTCTGTATCTGATGTTATTTTCAACGAATACCGTACAGAACGAGTTGTAAATAATGCTGGCGATGCCGCAACCGTAGCCGAAAGTTCAGCGCAGTTGGCTAGGTTTAACATTCCGGCTAGGGTGGAGTGCCAAGGAGACCCGCGTATTCGGCCTTTTGGAACAGTGTTTATTACTGGAACGGGCTCACTAACAGACGGGTTTTGGGTTGTTAGGGAAGCCCGGCACATGTTCCACAAGGTGGGGGATTACACCATGCACCTCAGTATAGCCACAGACGGACTAGGAGAGACTTCTAGAACTGGATTTAGAACACGGGGTACTATTTTGTCTGGCACGATAAACTTGACAGAGGCTATTGCAGACAGCAAATCTGAAATAGTCCAGTTAGACTCTGGGACAGCGTATCTAAAACTTGGAGTGCAAAATATTCAGGAATCTGGACAGGGATTTAAAAACAATCCTGCGTTATGGAAGGCAGCGGTATAGTGGCTTTAGGAGACCGTAAAGAAATTGCGCTATCATTTCCGTTTAGTTTGAACGACTACGGAAATATCACTGTTACTTCTGACCCAGATAAAATTTGGAAGGACAGGGTGGCAGTAGTTATAGGTACTCAGATTGGGGAAAGAGTTATGCGCCCTCAGTTTGGTACTAAAGTTGCATTTGCATCTTGGGCTACCCGCACGGCTATGGAAGAAATTATACGGAAAGAAGTTGGACGAGCATTTCAAAGACATTTGCCGCTATTAACTTTGGACGACATAAGTTTTGCATATAACGACCTAGACAACATTGCCCAGGTAGAAATAACGTATGCGTTGCCAGATAACCGTCAAGCGACTACTAATGTAGGAGTCGTTGTTCTTAATGAAAACAATCCGCCTTACGAGGAGACCACGTGACCGACGTTCCAGCAAATAAAGTACCAGTATCAGTAGACTACACTGGTCGAGACTACTACGCTCTTAGAGAAGAGCTAATTGCTCGTGTAAAAGAAGCCACTAATCAGCAGTGGCAAGGTAACGACCCGGCTGACTTTGGTCTTGCGCTGATTGAAGCGTTTGCCTACATGGGTGACCAAATCAACTACTACATTGACCGTATTGCTAATGAGTCGTACCTGCTTACTGCAACTCAGCGTCAAAGCCTGATTAACATTGCTCAAGTTTACGGCTACACTCCTACTGGCTTTGTTGGCTCAACCGTAGAAGCTACTTTTACCAGTGCAATTGGTTCTGAAAACCAAATTGGAGGAACAAAACTTGCCACCGTTGACATTCTAGATGAGACGTTAACTCCCGTACCTACGGCACACGTAGCCACAGTTATTGTTCCTAATAATCACCCATTTGAACTTGGGGATTTGGTAATCATTGCTGGAATGGAAGAAAGTCAGTACAACGGTAAATACGAAATTATCCGTGTTGGTATTGACTCTGGAGCCAACGTAATCTGTTTCAAACCAGAATCTGCAATTAGTAACATTACCGGAGATGGAACTAAATTTACGGTGTTTACTGAGGGTGAGCACCAGTTTAAAGCTGGAAAACCTATTGTAATTAGTGGCGTTTCTCCTTCTGGATACAATGGAAACTGGACGGTAGACACTGTAACAACAGCTTCGTTTACAGTCGTTAGCTCTCAAAATAGCGCGTTTACTTCTGCAGGTAAAGTTAACTACCAAAACATTTCCGTAAACGGAGACGGCACTACTGTGCTTGGGTATGCGTATCAAGTAGGCACTGCTACTATTCCTGAAGGAACTCAGCTTTCTGCTGAAGTAAAGTACTCAGATAAAACTGAGCAAGTTTTATTTACCACTATTGCTCCTGTTGAAATCGGTCATATAGGTAACCCAAACAACTCCCGTCCAGTTACTGCTCGACAAGGCGAGGATGTTTCTTATCGAGAAAAAAACTTAAAAAATACAGCAGTAACTCCGTACGATATTAACGGAGAATTGTTGGGCTATTCTTCTGGAGAAGCAGAACAGACGTTTACGTTAGTAGAAACTCGAGTAGATAAGGCCTACTTAGATGTCTATGTTGATAGCGGGACGAACTTTAACAAGTGGGAACAAGTTCAGCACTTAACTGACTATGGACCTAGTTCCGCAGTGTACACAGTGACTTTGGCTGCAAATAATCTAGTTAGCGTGAATTTTGGAGACGGAGTATCGGGGGCAATTCCTCCTAAAGACGCTGCGATTAAAGCGGTGTATTTAGTTGGTGGAGGCCCAATTGGCAACATTGCTATCGGTCAACTAAGCAGGATTGTTTCTATTCCAAACGCGGTTAGCACAGAAGAAGAAACCATCCTTAAAAACTTTGTCTCAGTAACAAATGACACGGCTGGTTCCGGAGGTTCTGACCCTGAAACTAACGACGTAATCAGGTACAATGCTCCACGTGCTTTGAGTGCGTTGAATCGCGCTGTGACATTAGAAGACTTTGCTAATCTATCCCTTTCTTTGCGAGGAGTGGGTAAGGCTAAAGCAGTTGCTGAAACACGTACTTCAGTGACGGTGTACGTTGCACCAACTCGAGCAGATAACTCTACTGATGTTACTCCTGGATTTAATGGTCTTGTAGAAACTTCAGCGCAAGCAGTGCTGCGTCAAGGCGTGTCTGACTTTTTAGCGGATAAAAAACAAATTGGAACGTCAATTACAGTGGAGTCTCCCTCATACGTGCAAGTCGCTTTGACTGTTGAGTACACTCGTCTACCTCAGTACACTAACGCTCAAGTAGAGTCTTTTATTAAAAGTGCTTTGTTTTCTAAATTCTCGTACAACTACGTAGACTTTGCCGACGTTATTACTCCTGAAGAAATTGAGTTTAAACTACGCCAAGTTTCAGGAGTTCGTAATATTCGGGTAACAGCACTGCACCGAGTTGGGGGCTCTGGACGCAGCAGCATGGTAGGAACAGAAAAAGAAATCTTTGTATTCCGTGAAGCAAACTTAACTCTTGATACTGCTCCGACAAACGCTAAGTTAGCTAACCTAGTTCTTGGTTCTGGAGCAACGCTAAATGTCTCCTTTAATGCAGACATTACTAATTACTTTGCAACGGTAAACACAGGAACAACCTCTGTCACTGTAACGCCTACGCTAAGCGACACAGCTAATGCGCTGCTTACGGTAAACAATGCGGTCGTAGCTAGCGGAGCAGCCCAAACAATTACTACACCAGTCGGTAACACACTGGTAGTAATTTCTGCTACTGCTGGTGACGGTGTCACTGTTCGCAACTACAGGGTAACGCTATCTAGGACTTCATAATGATAAAGGACCTATACGGAAATACTAGGTTCTACGGCATTTACCGAGGGGTAGTTACAGCAAACAACGACCCCTTAAGTAAAGGTCGTATTAAAATGCAAATTCCTCAAATTTTAGCAACTGAAACTACCGAATGGGCATGGCCAGTAGCTACCCCAGGCATCAGTATGGTTCTTCCTGAAATTGGGCAGGGGGTGTGGGTCATGTTTGAAGGAGGAGACCCTTCTTACCCTGTTTGGTTAGGGACTTTTGGTGATGCTCCTGGTTTGGCCATTGTTCAGGGAGCAAATCCGCTTTAAATCAGGCAAACTAGATACTAGACTTAGGAGATAAAATGCCCGCTATTTACGGTACTGGAGCACTAAAAACCAGCTTCGGCCCACCTCGTGTTGACCTACAGAGCGTAGTTGTTGCTGAAGACGTCAACCCTGTGTATGACGAAATTGTTGCTATTGAAAAGTTCATGGGCATAGACATTCACAAAAGAGCTCAAAACTGGGGTACAGGAACATACAGTACTCAAGCCACTCAGTGGACTGACTTAAAGACTCGTTTGGAAAACGCTGAGAATGGCGTGAACATAAGCGTACACACCACCGGTGGGGCAATAATTCAAAACGGAACCTCTCCTGCCGGCACAAGCGTTACAGCAGCAAGCCTAACTATTAGGGCAGCTTCAGGACAGTCTTCTAGCCTAATAGACTTTAGAAATTCTTCAAACACAGTGGTCGCATCAGTTAAGGTAGATGGAACGCTAACTGCTCTAGCCCTTGATGGCGGAAATGCGGCAAGCGCAACTAACGCAGGGGCGTAATAAATGCCTAAATTTAGAGAGTTTATTTACGGTGACGGTCAAACGTACGGTAACCCGTCTCGTGTTCTTTTTAACGCTGAGCCAGTAACTGCCACCGCACTTAGCCACTCCAAAGTTCAAGTTACGTGGACTCAACCAGCAAACAGTGATGACGATTCTTACGTTGGGTTTCGTATTGTCCGTAATCAAGAAGCTTTTCCTGAAACAGAAGAAGATGGCGCTATTATTTACGAGTTTTATACTCGTTCTGAAGAAATAGTTCCTATTAAAACACTAGAAGATAACAACACTACAAATTTGTTATTTCCTTTAGTTAGCGGCCGTTTTGTATACTACAGGGCTTGGATTCTTCTGGATGCCGCTGGTGAGTGGGTTAGGGCTGGAGATGCCTACACGCTGCTTCCAAGCAAGCACATTAGCGGTACTAGTCCAGACACTGCGTACACCGTTACTGAAGACGGTGTATTGACTGACAATAACCTTGGTAGCCAAGCGCTAACTACCACCCACGATAGGTTCCTTAACTACATACCTCGCGCATTAATCTCAAAAGGAATTGGTCCTTTAGACGAAATTGAGCCGTATGTATCGTCGGTTAATGAAGCCGACCCAATCACCGATGTTCACGGAAACGTAAACAATTCTTTACTCAACACTTTTTTGTATGGGTTCTCTTTAACCTTTGACGAAATGTTAAACTTTGCGGAGTTTATCAGTCCAGAGCTAAGTGGCAAGAATACTGAGCCTAACATTCTACGTTTGCAGAGTCAACAGTTAGGTCTTTCGTTTGATACTGCTGGGGTGTCTAAAACACAAAAACGTATGGTGCGTGAGGCGCTATACACTTACCGCAGAAAAGGCACTAAAGCTGGTTTGCAAGCAGCTGTGGAGTCTATGACTGGGTACGACGCAGTTCTTACTGAATCCACCAACATTATGTTGTCGCCTCAAGACAGCACTTTTTATCAAGGCACTGGATTCTGGGTTGCAGGACCAGGATGCACACTTGTAGCAAATGGATACAACATTGCTACACCTACTTTAGAAGACGAGCCTAATGCAATTGATTTTCAATGGTGTGGAAAAGTAACTCCTGCAACAACTGACACGTCTATTTCTCTTGGAGTTACAGCCCCGATTACTCGTGGAATACCTGTTAGCGAAGGTTCTCAATACGCACTAGGTTTTTACGCTAGAACAAATGTTGTGGGCGCAGGTATTGACGTGTCTGTTTACTGGTATGATTCTGACGGTAAATTGCTTGGTTCTAGCATTGATGGTTGGAGTTTTTCTACTACGGACAACTGGGCTGCTTATTCAGTTGAGGACTTGCTTGCTCCAACTAAGTCAAAGTACATGGGGCTTTCATTAAAGTTTGATTCTAGCGACGTTTATTACTTAGATATGTTCCGAGTAGCTAAAATGGTTGGCACATCCGTGCCTCCTTACGAAGAGGCTCGAGGAATCAACGTATTTCTTAATCCGTCAAAAACAAACTACATTCTAGACCCTTCTTTTGAAAACGAGGGATACGGATACACGTTTACTGGAACTTCAGACTACGACATTGTCGCAGTTACTTCTGGAGGAGTATATGACGGGCCAATCGGAGCTCGACCTGCTTTGTGGAAATTACAAGCTGAACTTAACGCAACAGAGACGTTTGGATTTAGCACAAGTAACTCTGTTCCATCTGGAAAATTTTACTCGTTTTCTTTTTACGCTAAAGCAAGCAGCGCAATTGCCGCGACTATAAGCACCAGTGTAACAGACTTTACAAACGTGACTTTTGCTACTGGATGGAACAGGTACTCGTACACCACGTACCTTGAAGGAAACGGAAACAACGTAACCATTACTCCAACCGTCAGCATTACGAACGCTGGTTCAGCCACGGTTACCGTAGAATTTGACTGCGTTCAACTTGAGGCTGCATATATTCCTACCGACTACTTTGACGGGTCACTAACATTGTCAGGAGGAGCCTGGAGTGGCGATATTGCGGAGTCAGTCTCTCACTACTACCCGGCTTCTACAAGCAAACTTCTTCGTTTGACCGCTGAAATCGAGAACTATCTGCCGTTCAATACCCCCTACAAAGTAGGCATGTTTATGAATGATGGCATTCCTGTTCTTCCGCCAAAGGGGATTTCGTAGTAACATATCCGCATGGATATTTTAACTGGAACAATCATCTCAGCTCTTGCGTCAGCTTTTGCGCTTGGCCTCTTGCAGCTCATCACGCCCGCCAAAGTTTTTAGGTTTGTCAAGATTATTGGCACTTATCCGTTGGCTTTGGTGGCCCTTTGGTACCTTGATTTTGCTGGGTTTGCCATTTTTGTTGCGGCGGGTGCGGCTAGTTTGCTTGCGCTTGTGGTCACTCTTGTGGTAGAAAGGTTGTCCACTCCGCAGGCTGCGGTTGTGACTAATCGATTTACACGTAATCTTTAGAGGGCGTATGCAGATACCTGACGAGGTTTTAGATTTAGGTCTGAAGCCTAATGAGTTTTACTTGCTTGCTTCGTTGTTTCGCCATGCCGATAAGTCTGGTGTGGTTGATTTGACTATGGAGCAGTTGTCTGGCATGGTTGGCATGTCTCGCACTACTTTGTGGCGTGAGATGTCTAAGTTGGAGGACAAGGGGTTAGTTGACACCCACCGTACTAAGCGCAACCTGGGTAAGTTCTGGAAGAACAAGTACCAGCTTTTGTCACCGTGTTTCATTTCTGAACACATGGGGGTTGACATCGACCTTAACGATGCTTTATCGTGTTTCAAGGATGAAACATCAACAGCTGATAGTAATATAACAGCTGACTTACTAGTTACTACTAAAGTAAAGAATACTACGTATTCTTTAGGGGCTGACGCCCCGAAAAGGGAGGGTTCGATGGTTAGCCGTTGGAAAGACGATGACGATGATATTGCTGGCGTTGGCCTGTTTGCTTCGGAGGCTGTTCCGGCAGGGAAGAAGATTTCTAAGCGTGACCCTAAGACTCGTCACCAGCGTCCTCAGGAAGATTGGACTGCTGCTGATGTGGCTTCGGAGTTTGCTTTCAGGGTTTACGACAAGGTTCGGGGCATTCCTGGGTTGGTAAACACGAATGCTTTGCGTGGTGCTTTGTCTGCTAACCGTTCTCGGTTTGAGATGAATGCTACGTTGGAGATGGAGTTGCTTGAGAGGTTCTTTGGTGACGAGCGTAATCTTCAGTTGATTAAGGGTTCGCCTAAGAAGGCTCACGGAATTTTCTTGAACTTCATTACGACTAACGTTTCTCGGGTTGTGGAAGATTTGCAGATGACTTCCGAGGACAAGGTCGAGAATTATATTTACGCTTCGGATGGTAAACGATTTGACAATTCGATGCCTGGTAGGCGAGACTTGAAAGAGTACGAGGAAAAATTAAGGAGGGCATAATGGGATACGACATTAATTCGTTATCACCAAATAAGAAGCACTGGTTGCTTCGTGGGGCTAACATCCCAACACGTTTTATCGGCATGTCAGCGAGGGACATTGCTGGAGACACAGGTTCTTTTCCAGAGGACATTGATATCTGGTTGGAGCAGGCTATGGATGGCGACATCATTAAGCAGGTTGGCGGTCTGGGCCGTACTGGTGTAGGGCTGTTGTTTGATGGCGGGCCAGGTTTGGGTAAGACTACTCACGCAGTTGTTACGGCTATGGAGTTTATCCGTATGCTCCCGGAAGATGACGAGAAGGCCCGTACCGTTCTTCAGATGAAGTCGGAAGACTACGGCATGAAGTCTCGCCCCATTTACTACATGACTTTCCCAGAGTTTTTGAGTCGTAAGAAGGCGATGTTTGACGCCGAGCCCGAAGTTAAGAAACAACTCCAGTTGGAGATGGAGGGGTTCCACGGCCGTGCCAAGGAAGACAGCCTTAACGTTCGTGTTCTAGTCTTAGACGACTTGGGCAAGGAGTATGGGTCAGAGTATGACAACACTTCGTTTGACGAGATTCTACGTGCTCGCTACGATAAGGCTCTACCAACAATTATCACCACTAACGTAGACCGCGACAACTGGGTTAAACAGTACGGCGCAGCTATGGGTAGTTTTGCTCACGAAGCATTCAAACGAGTGCGTATCATTGGAAAGGACCTGCGTAAATAATGGAAGAAGAGTTAACAATGGCAGTAGAGTGGCGTACCGTACAATTCTTTATTGGTCAAGAAGGCGTCTCAGAAGTCGAATTGGATGCAAACGACAGTTCTAAGGTTCGTTGTTCTTGCTCGAAGTACGCGCTGTCAAGTCGTTGCAAGCACACTAAGTTTGTTAAGGACCGCATCAGCAAGGCCAGCGGAGAATACGAAGTGTCTATCCCTGAGGATGTTTCTGATGAAGAAACCCTTGAGGCGATTAACAGCCACGAAACTTGGCGTGCTTACGTTCTGAGGTATGGAGAGATTGAGGTAGTCTAGTGCAGGGCGGCGACATCTCGAACGAGACCGCTCCACGAATCATCGTTGTTGTGGACGTTGTGGCAGATAGTGCCGTGGAAGAAGAGCGCAAGTTTTTGCGTTCAAAGGAAGAGCGAACCTTACAAAAGTTGAACAACCCAGCGTTGTCTCACTTGTGGAACGTGTCTTCCAAGTATGGTCTGTCTGTAGAGTTGGCAGCATTTGCTAACGACCTCTGGACACAAGAGCTACTAGACAAGATAATGAATAAGTTGGAACGTCGTGGGGGCAACCCTTTTAACTACGCTGAGTTGTACGATAACATCGACGACTTTATTGGTGAGCTCCCTTACCGGACTAACCTAAAGGCAGTAATTGACGTACGGGGCAGGGTGGCCCGCTACGGAGCAGCAGGAATTGAATTAGAGAATTTGTAAAGGTGATTGAGGGCAATGGCATACGATAATGAATACCGTCTAGTTAGCAAAGTAATTGCTGACCGTAATATTATTCCAGTACTTGAGCGGGGTATCCGCCCTGAGTGGATTGTGGATGACGACCTCCGCCGTGTTTGGGCGTTTGTAATTGACCACTACTCGAAGTACCGCGAGGTTCCTACGGCAGTCACTGTTGTAGACAACTTCCCTAACTTTAAAGTTCTTAAAGTTGAAGACAACGTTGAGTACTTGATTGACACTATGGTGGCATACCGCCGCCGTATGCTGACTCGTAGCGGTGTAGAGCAGATACTAACTCGTGTCGAAATGAACGACCACGATGGTGCGCTCAATGAGATGGGTAAGACCATCACTGTTGTGAACGACCAGGGAGTGGTGGGAACTACTCACGTAGACGTCACCAAAGACCCAGACAAGTTCTGGGAAGAATACCAGATGGTGCAAAACAGCAAACTGTTGGGTGTGCCGACTGGGTTTGAGAAGATTGACGAGGCCACGGCAGGACTGCAGGGTGGTCAGCTGATTACTGTTATTGCACCTCCTAAGACTGGTAAGTCGCAGATTTGTTTGCAGATGGCTGAAAACGTTCACGCTGCAGGTATGACCCCGATGTTCCAGTCGTTTGAGATGACTAACCACGAGCAAACTCAGCGTTACCTATCTTTGAGTTCGCACATATCAAACGCACGTCTTCGTCGTGGTAAACTGCATACCGCCGAAGAAGACCGCCTACTACAGCGTCTAGACGAGCTAAAGGAGGAAACTCCGTTCCACCTGGTGGACGCTATTAACGGTTTGACGATTGACTCTTTGCTTGCTAAAGCCGAGCAACTAAAGCCGGACATTCTGTTTGTCGATGGTGTGTACTTGATGATGGACCAGGTGTCAGGTGAGGCAAACACTCCCCAGGCACTGACGAACATCACTCGTGGGCTTAAGCGTGTAGCGCAGCGCCTAAACATCCCTATCGTTATTTCAACTCAGACATTGTTGTGGAAGATGAAGGGCGGAAAAGTTTCTGCCGACTCCATTGGGTACTCGTCATCTTTCTTCCAAGACTCTGACGTAATTCTAGGTTTAGAGCCTATTGAGGAAGACGACGAAATTCGTTTACTGAAGGTTGTGCAGGCTCGTAACTGCCCACCATCAGAGACCTCGATTACATGGCGTTGGGATACGGGGTGTTTCCACGACGAGTCTAAGCAGGCAACCTGTAAGTTCTGTTCCCCGTTTGGCGCGTAAATGTTACGGGTTAATGTTGAAGAGGTTCTAGAAGAACTAGGCATGGAGTTCAGCGTACGTTCGCTAGAGGCAACTGCGCTGTGCCCCGCCCATTTCTCTCGCACAGGCAAAGAAGACCGCAACCCTTCGTGGTCAATAAACCTTGAGAGTGGATTGCACATCTGCTTTTCTTGTGGATACAAAGGGAGCATTCTTCACTTAGTTTGCGACGTACTGCAGCTATACCGCCAGTCAGCAAATGGGGCCGTGTACGACTACACTGCTGCAGAAGAGTGGCTTTCCGGTAGGCTCGAGATTTCCCCTGAGAAACTTATGGAGACCCTTAAGTCTCTCCCAAATTACCTTGAGGCCAACATCAAGCCGACCCCTATGTCGGAAGCCAGGCTAGTCCTTTTTACTCCGCCCCCAGTCGACGCTCTCGCTAAACGTGGTCTGACCCCAGAGTCAGCTGAAGCCTATGGGGTTTTGTGGGACCCACTAAAGTCGAACTGGATTTTGCCTCTGCGTGACCCTCACTTTCAGGAACTTATGGGGTGGCAAGAAAAGGGCACTATTGAGCGTACGTTCTACAACCGCCCAGCAGGGCTACAACGGTCTAAGACGCTCTTTGGGCTATCTCAGCAGCAAGAAGCCCTTGCCGTAGTTGTTGAGTCTCCCTTGGACTGCCTACGCCTGTTTAGCGCAGGTGTTAGGGGAGCCGTAGCCACATGCGGCACCACGTTAAGTGTTGAGCAGATTAGGCTCTTACGTTATTCCGACAAGATAGTCGCTGCTTTTGATAACGATGATGCTGGCCGTAAAGCGTCTAAGCTCATGCTGGAATGGGCACGTAAATACGGTTTA